TCTTCCTCAACACGAGCAGCAGGTTTAGAGATCTCGAAGGAAGGAGCAGAACGCTTCTCAGAGTAGTCTCCACGACGTTCGGCTTCCCATTGTTGTTCCTCTTCGACTACTTCAGGGTCTTGAGTCTTAGGAACGCCACGGACTCCCAGAACGTAGTCTAGGCGCTTCTTCAAAGTTTCATAGTCTTTGAAGTTCTTGAGATCAGAGAACTCGTTAAGATCATTCAGGTTATTATAGATCTTCTCCAGTTTATCATCATCATCCATCAGAGGTTCGACACGATCGAACTCGGACTTATCATAGTTCCAGTAACCTTCGACCTTGCGGATCTTCAGTTTGAAGTTAGCACCAGCCCAGAAGTCGAAGGGGTTGATAGCTTCTTCGTCTGCAAACTGAGGTTGCATCGCTTCGGTAATCTTGTCAAAGATCTTCTTACCGAACTTGTACAAGAACACACGACCCTCGTTCTCAGGGTGATTAGGGTCAGCAACAACGTAGATGTTTGCGTAGTAAGACAGTTTACGTTTCTGTTTACGAGCAGTCTCCTTGTCACGATCAGAACCACTGTTCCACAGAACACGGTTGTGTTCAGAGACAGGATCCTTCTGACCGAGAGTAGTCAGAGAGTTCTCGATATACCAACCACCAGGGCCTTGGAACGCATGGCTCCAGACTTGTGCCCAGGGAAGTTCACATCCTTCAGGCGCAGGAAGGAATCGGATGACAGCGTAACCGTTACCAGCTTTGTCTACTTCGGGTTTCCAGAAACGATCGTCTCCACCACCTTCACCACTATTCAGTTTTTCGACTTTCTTGATCAGTTTATCAGTCAGAGAACCAGCACGGGACTGTTTCTTGAGATCAGCAAAAGACATGTTTGTATTCTCCGTATTTGTTGGGATTTGGCCTTTAGGACGACTTTATCTTACAGGTTGCAAGAAGGGATGTCAAGCCCTAGTCTCTTGGCATTTCCTCTGGATTTGCCAATTCCATCTCAAATAAAAGTGGATGGCACTCTTCGTCAATCAAATAGTTTGACCAACGGTACATATCTTCGGTTGTAAAAGAATAATTATTATTTGCTTCGCATTGAACATATGGATCATCCTGCATTATTACAGGAATGTCATCAAATGTAAAAGGAATTCCATTTATGAAAAACATATCTACAATTTCACCTTCGTGATAACAATAAGAAGAGGTGATCTTGTAGTGTGATGTCATCTTACTAATCCTCGATTTCTGCGATTTTATCTAGTCTTGACAGCGTGTTTTCCATTTCTTCGAACAACTCATTGATGTTGTTCCCCTCAAATCCAAGAAACTGTGCGGCTTCTTCGATTCTTTGTTTCATTTCCAAAGCTTCGGGATCATCCGAAAGAGAAACTCTGAAGTATAAGTTCTTTTGTTTCTCAAGAAAAGTTCTCATCAATTCAACATGATCTTTCTTTTGCTCCTTATTCATCATAGGGGCTTTGAAAGTTTCTTCAATAATTTCTTTTTGGAGTTCTTCCATCTCTCTGATGGCTTCTCTTACTATTTTGGATTCAAAAAATCCACTCACAATACTATCTCCTTCAGTGTCTTTGTATACTTTTCTTTATCAATATTTAGGAAAGATTTGTACTTCTTAATACGTAAACTGACGGATTCCCACACCGGATCTATAAGTTTTTTATCAAAATTCTTTGAGAACTGAAGGATCATGTCCATTATAACGAAGGTTTCTATGGATATGCCTTTTTGTAAATACTTTTTAAGGATTTCTGGGTGTGATGAACCTTTAACTGAGAATAGATCATCAAAAGAATCTCTATGTACAAAGACTTCAGCCTCAGTCTTGAACATGTAGAATAGACTTTGAGATCTCTTTAACCAGTTCTGATAATTCTGTTCCCCTGACTCAATAATTTCACCGATCCATAGTTTAGAGGGATCATCACATTCTACAAAATTTGCCAGGAAGTATTGTTTAATCTCGTCATCAGATTTCTGACGAGACATTCGTTCAAAGAAGTAACGATCTTTCCTTTTGTTGAACGATTCTTTTGAAGCTCTAGACTTCCCGCAATATTGAAAGTAGTCGTAGTTTGGTTTAGTGAAATGATTCTTGAATGCCAGGTACGTTTTGTATACCTCTATTGGCGTCATAAATCAAAATGTCAAACGAGCACGACTTGTTTTTTTGAGAAAGTTGAGTTGAGTTGCCTCACTCTTAAGTTTTTCTTTCAGGGGTTTTGAAATAAGTTTAGACACCGATTCAAATTCAATACCGTTCTCTTCACAATAAGTGACGATGGCTTCAATATAATTAATTTTTGAAGTCATTACAAGGTATTCAATGTCCTGAGCAAACTTAGACTGACAGAGAAACTTCTCCTTTATTAGATTGTTTACATCTTCAGTGTTATTCTGCATAGGTTTAGTCTTGTGTGTGATGAGAGACGAACTCTCGGATGTACTTGGTAAGAAGTTTAATATAGTGACTCTTGTTGCGTTTTTCATAAACATGACAATCTCCATTTTCAGCTACCATAATGGTAATCAATTTATCGACTGTAATACCAGTCATTTCATAATACATGCAAGCGTAGGCTACTTCCTGAACGAAGTAGTTTTCAATCCATTCTTCAGGTTTAATCTTTGTTGAAGTCTTGAAGTCGATGATTGCGAGTTCTCCCTCGTATTCTGCAATACAATCTACCCGTCCCGCAAGTCCCAGATAGTCACTATACAGTGACTTTTCCAAAGCATGTATATTATTTATACGGTCCAAATATGGTTTGGCTTTAAGGAAGAGGAATTTAGTAGAGGGAAGAGGATTATAATCATCTACATTTTCATTAAGCATGTATTTCTCAACGAGATCATGGAACTTTGTTCCACGAGTAGTAGCAATGCGAGTGATACGATCTGCTTCTTCATTACCAACTTTCTTACGCCAGTCGATAAACTTTTGACGACCATAAAAACTAGTCACTGAGGTGATCGAAGGATACAACTTACCAGAAGGGACCCTATAGAAACGGGTCCCCTCGATACTCTGTGCTTCTAGATCAACTTCCTCTTTCAAATAATCAAGATGTTTAAACATTACATACCCATAGCCAACTTAGTAACAATGTAGTTTTTGACAAGACCAGAACGGACAATATCATCAACTCCAAATTCTACAGTAGAGAAATCATACTCCATTGCACGAATAATTTTCATAAAATCAAGAATCCCATTTTTTTCATGGGTTTTTTGCAAGTCTGTCTGGGTAGCATCACCACAGAACAAAATCTTACTATTTTCACCAATACGTGTAATTATACTATCAAGTTCATGAAAATTCAAGTTCTGCATCTCATCGACCAGAACGATTGCATTATCTAGAGTAGTACCACGAATAAAACTGGTAGACCAGAATGAGATAGTTTCTTGAGCTTTAAGGTTTGCATAGAGCATCTCAAAGTCTGAGTCTGAAGCAAGTTCAAACATATACTTTACCATGTTCTTATAAGGAATCTGATAAAGTGCAGCCTTGTCCTCATGATCACCGGGAAGGAAACCAATCTCACGAGTGGAAACAAGAGACCTTACGATATAAACTTTTTCATATGGAGTTCTCTCGTCAAGAACATCTTTTAGTGCATGGTAAAGAGCAATAAATGTTTTACCTGTACCTGCGGCTCCGTAAGAAAAAAGATTTTTGCCTTCTTTATAGTGATCGAAAAACTTAGTCTGATTTTCGGTCATCGGTTGGATGTCCACCATCAAATCAGTATTGATAGGTTTCTTCCTTCTCATCTGTTTTGCACTCATGCTACCAATTCCACTGGTAGGATCATTCTTTCTTTTTCTTGCAGGCATAGTTAGATCTTTTTAACTCGTGAACCAGGTGCTTTTGAGGCTTTGTGTAATACATCGTTCCAGCCTGGATTTCTGGAAACGAGTTTGTCTTTCCACTCGCCTACTTCACCAGAACTTGGACAAGTGGATGGATCACTCCAGTCCCTTTGCCAGTCTGGGTTATCTGCACACCACTGAGACCAATCGTTAACACTCATGCTAACTTCTTTTTGTTCTCCGGTGTTTTTGTTAATAACAGGATAAGTCGCCATTAGTTACGAATTCAATATATTTTATTTATTGAGCAATTTTATGAGCAACATAGTGTTGGTCAGACACTTGTTGTATATCCCATTTTACCACAGGTTCCACATAATAACTACTATCTTCTTTAAGTTTGAATTTCTTATGGTTTTTTCTATTAAACTTTTCTAGAACCAGTTTATGTATGATGTTATCATCTTCAACATTATTATATGTTTTGATATGATTTCTGATGGCCTCAATTAGACCAGGATTTTCATGGTATGCTCTGAAGTTTTCCACTCTTTTCTTCGCTTCATGTGGCAGTGAGAACAAAGTCCTCTCAGCAAATTTGATCTCTACATGTTTGAGTCCAAGACGTAATAATCTTTCATACAACTCAGTATCTTCCCATGCAGTGAAGTTGTCTATTTTCTCATTGTAACCACCGATCTTAAAATAGTTCTCTCTGGTGATATACAGAGTTCCCCAAAGAGCTTTGAAGTATAGGTAATGTTGAAACTTGAACATCTTTGACTGGTTATTCTCATCATAAAAACTCCACGATTCATCAGTTCCAGTCAAGAATGAGTTGTCATCAATAGTATGATGATCGAAAAAATTAAAGTACGGATTTAGAACTGTGTCCGAATCCAACTTTAAAATACGATCACCAGTAGTCAGAGAAGCAGCAAGATTGAGTGGTTGAGGTTGATTGAAATAAGGTTCATCTGGAACTGTGATGATTTTAATTCTACTGTCCAAGTCTGCCAAATAAGCTATGGGATCCTTGGAGTTCCAATCAGTTACTATTATTTCGTCTATCTCATCAAACTGAATCCATGAAGATATGGACACAGCAAGAGCTTGACCTCTATTCCCACATGCAGATATTACAGAAACACTCATACTTTCACAGCTTCATAAGTTTGATCAGTTAATTGATTTAGTTCCCATTTATAAATTGGTTCTCGATACCAATCAACTTTCATAAGAGATTCAAAACTACCTACAGATAAATTTCCAGACTCTTCTACTTCATTGAACATCTTCATCATTTTGGAGAGCATGGGCATAGTTTGATGATTTTTACCTTTACATAACTCAGTCATGTATTTGTAAAACTTGTCATCATCCAAATCTTTCTTTGTTTTACTCAGAAAATCTTTTATACCTTCAAATGACTCAAAGTTTTCTACTCGATGTTTATCTGTGTGTGCGATATGTAGAGCAGTCAATCTTTGAACATCAATATTCTTTGGTTTGAGTCCATAAGACATTAATCTCATGCACAACTCATCATCTTCTACTGCATAATACTTACCCATGTTTTCATTGTACCCACCGACTTCTTTGAAAATATCGGTTTTTACATATAACATTCCCCAGAGAGGATATAAAAAGTAAGCATCCATACCCTTCTGATCAACACTATTACATCCAGATATAAAAATATCTTCCTCAATCTTGTGAAGATCGAAGAAGCTCCAATATGGGTTTAAGATGTGATCACAATCTAACTTCAAAAGATACTCACTTTTGACCAAAGATGCAGCAAGATTGAGTGGTTGGGGTTGATTGAAGTAAGGTTCGTTTTTTACGGAGATTATTTTTACTTTCTTACTTAATTTTGTTAGATGAGTTAGGGACTCATCAGAGTCCCAATCAGTTATTATAACCTCATCTACTTCATCAAACTGTATCCAGGAGGATACAGATATTGACAAAGGTTTTTTACGATTCTTACATGCAGTTATAATCGAAACGCTCATTGACTAATATCAAGTTCAGAATATTCTAGTTTTTGGAGTTCTTCTGGATTAATTTGTTTAGTTTTGAATTCTCCATTAGAATCACTATATTCAATGATATACTTGTTGTCTTCGGTTGTTCCAACGATTGTACATGCTGTTGGTGCATGATCTTTGGAGACAGATTCAGTTTGGTAGTACATGTTATATTTCCTCGAAGGACACTCTATATATCACCACTCCAGAGCTTCAGCAACAACGGGGAACTGTTCCTTGAATACTTCTTTACAAGCGTTCGCAATATCCATGTGTTCCTTCTGAGTTCCATTCGCAGAACGCAGATTGATATAATGAATCCAAGAACGGCAAGAGCCACTCATGTAGATACGAGTCGGCGTGCAGAGAGGCAATACATTACGAGCACACTCTTTAGCGACTCCAAGTTCAAGCATCTGTTGATACAGAGCCATAGAAGAATCGAATAGAGTCTGCATTTGCATCTCTAGTTTTTGAACGGTGAAAGGATCCAAGTCATCAATAGAGTTCTGACGATTCTTGGTATCCTGACGACGGAGTTCTGGGAGAGGGATCTTCTCCGCGAGTAGGGAAGAATCAGCATAACGTTGGGAAAACTCTTGATATGTAAATGAGCGGTGCCGAAGAATTTGAGCCGCGATTGCACGGGTAGTCTCAATCTCAAGCGTCATGAACGACTGTTCAAAGACACTCCAGTGGTTGTGTTTGATGCAATACTTTAGAAGACCCGCAACGTTAGGATTCTCTTGGTTTGCGGGATTACTGACACGAGCAACGTATCCCATCGTCGCTTCAGCATCAGGAGTAATAGAAACAAGTTTAACAGTCATTTAGTTCTCAGTCAGGGTAGCCGTCGTCGTCTTCAAAAATCTCATCATAATCGTGTAGAGATGGATCCAAATATCTCTGAGTATCAGAGTAAACTTCGGACTCCAAAACTTCTACAAGTGATTTGAGATTTTTTACAATAAGTTTGAGTTTTTCTTTGTCCATACTTATGTGCATTCATATCTAATTTTACACAAAAAAAGGGGGGCAGTCAACCCCCCAAAGCGCGGATTAGTCGGACAATATCCTCCTGCAAATTCGTTTACATGATGCTTGATCGTCTTCACATTCAATTAGGCACTCATAGTAATCATTAATTAGATCAAGTTCCATCTCCAAATCGTTTACTGTATTTTCAAAATGTCTCCATTCATCCAATTGATTATATGATACCAAATTCTTCATTACGGTTCCTCCAAACTTACAAGATTTTCAGCTCATAATAAAAAAGTAGTTTTCTTACATGATGTTCTCCCGACCACATTGTTAATATACATGATCCCAAAGAAAATGTAAATCCGTAAATATACTTACAAAAAAAGAGGGGTTTTATCCCCTCTTGTTATACATTGGTTCGATTTTTAGTAACTGTTCAAAGTATTCGTGAAGATGAATCCGATAACATGACCAGTATTTACAACCTCTATATGTTAGTTGATAACACGATGGTGGTCGGTTATCTTTATCCATGTCATCATAATGATAGACATAGTTTTGCATTTTACCCCCTATTGTTTAACAGGAGGATTTCCCCATAAATCAAACCAATAAATGCTGCACTAAAAAGAGCACCGAAACCCGCTACTTGTAAGGCTAACATGATGACCTCACTTATTATAAGTGCGGCCGCGATAGCAAAAAGTACCGTGTACTTCGTCAGTTCCTTGCTGACACTCATACTTAACACCACGATAGGATGTTACTGCAATTTGAGCATCGTGAAGAGCTGCTGCTTTCTTGATCTGATTACGAATGAGATTAAGTGTGTTCATTGGATTACTCCTAAAGAAATGGGATTTTTATGCCCCGTTCCTTCAGTCGTGTGCGTCCCAGTCGTCAAAACATGCTGGGTCAGTATGTTCTATCCATCTGGTGATGATAGAAAACTTTTCAGCAGGAGTGAAAAGAGTAGAAGACTCAATTCCTTCCTTTAACCAGTGATAGTCTTCACACTTGAGATAATTCTCAGGTGGGACATGCATAGCAAAGATTGTCAGTAGTGACAACATAGGATGAACGCTCCGTTCCGCGACTTACTTGCGTCC